TACAGTACTTTACTCAAGATACAGAAGATGCTATTGTATTATATAATAACTCTACTACTTTTGAGGAAAAAAATAAAATTTATCATGAACGTATCCATTATGCTTTCTTTAAATTAACACAAAATATTATCCATACCTTTAAGTTTTATTATACTGAGGTAAATAATATTGAGGATTTACAATTTGAAGTAATTACATTTTTACTTTCTAAAATACATCTTTTTAATCCAGCTAAAGGAGCTAAAGCATATTCTTATTTTGGTACAATTGCTAAACGTTATTTGATTCTTTCAAATCAAAAGAATTATAAAAAACGTGTTGATACTTCACCTATAGAAACATTAGAAGAAGATGAACGGCATTCATACGAAATGGAAGATGACCAACCTATAGAACGTTTATCATATTTTATAGATGAATTTACTGAGTATTGTACTGAAAATATATTTGAATTATTCCCAAAAGAAGAAGATGCTAAGATTGCTGATGCTATTTTAGATATTTTTAGACAAAGAGAAAAAATAGATATTTTTAATAAAAAAGCTCTTTACATTTATATTCGTGAACAAGTAGATGCTAAAACTCCTAAAATTACTAAAATAGCAAATAGACTCTATGATATATTTAAAGAAGCATATGTGTTTTATTTAGAACATGGATATACAAAGTTTTGATTTTAATATTTATAATCAAAATTTATGAGTTTAGATTCTGTAATATTTAAAAAGAAAAAATTTTCTGATATATTAGAAGAAATTTATGAGAATCAAAAGAAAAAAGAATCTCAAATTTCTGCTTTGATTGGGGAATTAAAACCCCTTATCAATGATATTGGTGATGCTACTTTAGTTGTTCCTTTAATTAAGGAATATATGGAAATTGGTATTAAAAATGATGAACAATTAATTAAAATGGCTACAATTGTTCAGCGTGCTTTACAAGTACAAGCTCAAACTGGTGCTAATGATTTATCATTTTCAGAAGAAGAAAAAGCACAATTATTTGATTTAGCTAAAAATATTGGAGAGAAAAAATAATGCCTACTAAATATGGATTAGGAGCTTTAAATCAAGCTTTCAACTCTTCAAACCAAAATAATTTTAATGCCACTTCTGGTGGTGGGAATATTTTTCAACCTGTAAGAGTAAAAAGTATTGTTTTAAATGAATCTCATCCACGTTTTAAAGAATTAGGTGAATGGAATGGTTTAGGTATTATAGAATATGAACCAGTAGATAATCCACAAACAGTAAGTAATCCTTTACCAACATCAAGACCTTTATTATCAAACAATAAAAGTTTTCCTTTAATTAATGAGATAGTATTTTTATTTAGTTTACCAAATACTAATATTGGACAGTTCACAACAGCAAATGATAATTATTATTTAACAACTATTGCTCTTTGGAATCATCCTCATCATAATGCTTATCCAACTCAACCTAATACTTTACCTCCTACACAACAAAAAGATTATATTCAAACTCAAGCAGGTAGTGTTAGAAGAGTAACAGATCAATCTACTGAAATATTTTTAGGTGAAACATTTAAAGAAAAATCAAATATTCATCCTATATTACCTTTTGAGGGAGATATAATAAATGAAGGTAGATGGGGTAATAGTATTAGAATAGGTTCAACTGTTCAAAATACTCCTAATAATTGGTCATCAACTGGTTCAAATGGTGATCCTATTTTAATTTTAAGAAATGGACAAGGTTCTCAAACAAAAGAAGGATGGATTCCTACTGTAGAAGATATTAATAATGATAATTCATCAATTTATTTAACTACTACTCAACAAATAAATCTTACTCCTTCATCACAAGGTTATAATAGTTATTCAACTCAACCAATAGCTACTAATCAATATTCTAATCCTCAAATAATTTTAAATTCAGGACGACTAGTATTTAATTCCTCCCAAGATCATATATTATTAACGTCTAAAAAATCAGTAGGATTAAACGCTGTGGAAAGTGTTAATATTGATACTAAACAAACTATAATAAATTCTAATCAAATTTTATTAGGTGGTAAAGATGCTAATGAATCAGTTTTAAAAGGAGATACAACCATTCAAATTTTATCTGATTTATTAACTGAATTAATAGGTTTAACTCAAGCTTTAATAAGTGTCACTCCTCAAGGTGGACCTTTAGTTAATCCAGCAGCTACTCAATTATTACCTGAATTAATTAGTATTAAAACTAAATTAGAAACACAAACAAAATCTAATATAAGTAAAACTTTATAATGGCTGGAATTGATATTAAAACAATACAAAGTGCTTTACCTGATTCTTTAAAACAAAAAGGAATCGCTAAGGTAAAAGACTTAATTATGGATAAAGGTCAAGAAGTTAAAAACAAATTACAACCAGCATTAGATAATATAGTTTCCCAACTTCCTGATCCTAATAGTGTTTGTTTAAATGAAACTCAAACTCAAAAAATATTAGATACTAGAAATAATATAGTAGGTGAATTAAATAGAATCCAAAATGTTTTAAATGTCTTATCAACTTCAATAGGATTAAGTTCTGGTTTTTTAGAAGCAGTAATAATAACAGCAACAACTATTAGAGCATTAAGAACATCTTTATCAGCTGCTACAACAGCTTTAGGACCATTACCTGTCCCAGGTGTTTTATTAAGTAGTATTAATACAGCTAATGAAATATTAGATAGATTAAAATATGATAATTTAGGTAATCCTAAATTAGAAAAATTAAGAACTAATATTGATGCTACTTCAATTCCTATTGCTTTAACTGCTGTTTCTTTATCTAATTTTATAAATACACTTAATATAATAGATGTTTTTTTAGTTAAATGTGCTCCAACATCTAATTTAGAAAAAGTAAATGAAGATACTTTAAAAACAGTAACTGTTCAAAATATAATAGATAATTCATCTCAATCAAATAATTCATTATATCAAGGATTTAATATTGAGATAGAAGAAAAAGATTACACCCCAACTGTTAAACAAAGAAGAGCAGTAGGTAAAAATAATCAAGAAATTATTTTAATTTCTACCCCATATTCTTTTACAACAAATGATCAAGTACTAATTGATGAATTAAAATTTATTATTAGTAGAGATAATTTAAAAGCTTATTAATTTTAATATTTATAAAAAATGAAACCATCCGAATTTAAAACTTTAATCAAGGAAGCTGTAAAAGAAGCTTTTCAAGAAGAATTAAAAGAAATTCTTTTAGAAGCTGTTAAAGCTCCTAAAGGTGTTGCTGTTGGGAATGGAGGTTATGGTACTATGACTGAATCAAAAGGTACTTACGCTCAACCTCATATTAATCAACCAAAACAATTAACTCCTACTGAACGTAGAAATATGTTTTCTAATATAATAGAAGATATACAACATGGAGGAGTAGCAAATACTGCTTACCAAGGAACTATTAATCCATCAGGCCCTATAGATACTATTAATGGTGCTTTACCTGAAGGACAAGTTGGTTTAGATCAAATAATGAATTTAATGAATAAATAATGGCATTTGGAGCAAAAAATATCTTCCCAATAGATACTAAACCAGGTATTGCAGTAGGGGTATCATTACCTTTTAATGCTCCTGGTGTTTTTTTCTCTACATACACTACTAAAGATTCAATTAAAACTAATCTTATTAACTTTTTCTTAACGAATAAGTCTGAAAGATACTTAAATCCTTTATTTGGAGGAGATTTAAGAGCATTTATATTTGAACAAATATCAACAAATAATTTAGATAATTTAAAACAAAACATTCAAACCCAAATTTCATTATATTTTTCTAATATTATAGTAAATAGATTAGATATTTTATCTTACCCAGACAGTAATCAAATATCTGTAGAACTAGATTATAGTATAAAAAACACTAATTTAACTGATGAAATACAATTATTATTCGCATAATGGCTATTAGAAGAAACATACAGTATATAAATAAAGATTTTACAGAATTAAGAGCTAGTCTTATTGATTATGCTAAAACTTATTTCCCAACAACCTATAACGATTTTAGTCCTTCATCACCAGGTATGATGTTTATGGAGATGGCTGCTTATGTAGGTGATGTTTTATCTTTTTATTTAGATAATCAAGTACAAGAAAATTTTTTACAATACGCTCGTCAAACTAATAATTTATATGAATTAGCTTATATGTTTGGTTATAAACCAAATGTAACTCAAGTAGCTACAACTAATATAAATCTTTATCAGCAAGTACCTTCAATACTATCAGGTTCAACTTATGTTCCTGATTTTAGTTATGCTTTATTTATTAATCCAAATTCTTCAGTTATATCTTCTCAAACTCCTTCTGTTAGTTTCTTAATGGAAGATCCAGTTGATTTTACAGTTTCTAGTTCAGGTGATCCTACTGAAGTAAGTATTTTTAGTGTTGATGGAAGTGGTAATCCTATTTATTTTCTTTTAAATAAAACAAGAAAAGCAATCTCAGCTAATATTAACACTACAACTTTTAGTTTTGGTGCTCCTGAAAAATTTGCTACTGTGCAAATTAATAGTAATAATATAATTGGTATATTAGATATTATTGATTCAAATAATAATAAATGGTATGAAGTAGATTATTTAGGTCAAGAAATGGTTTATGATTCTATTAAGAATACTAATCCAAATGACCCTAATTTATCAACAGATGGAAGTAATACTCCTTATTTATTAAAACTCAAAAAAATACAAAGAAGATTTGCAACTCGTTTCATTAATTCAGGTTCTTTACAAATTCAATTTGGTTCTGGAACTGCTGCTGATACTGATGAAGAAATTATTCCTAATTCTAATAATGTAGGTTTAGGATTACCTTTTGAAAAATCAAAATTAACAACAGCTTATTCTCCTTCTAATTTCTTATTTACAGATACTTATGGTATTGCCCCTTCAAATACAACCTTAACAGTTAGATATTTAACAGGTGGAGGAGTAGGAGCTAATGTTCCTTCTAATGATTTAAATACTTTAGCAGGTACTGTTACTTTTTTAAATAATAATTTAAATGCTACTACAGCAAATACTATTTACTCTTCATTAGCTGTAACTAATTTAGAAGCAGCTGATGGTGGTGGGGATGGTGATTCTATAGAAGAAATTAGACAAAATTCTTCAGCAAATTTTGCTACTCAATTACGTAATGTAACTCAAGATGATTATTTAGTAAGAGCTTTATCAATGCCTGCTCAATATGGGGTTATTTCTAAAGCATTTATTGAACCAACTAAAGTACAAAGTTTATCCTCAGGTGATAATAATGCTATTTTAGATTTATATGTTTTATCATATAATTCACAAACTCAATTAACATTAGCTTCTACAACTTTAAAACAAAATTTAATTACTTATTTATCAAAATATAGAGTAATAGGAGATTCAATTAATGTTAAAGATGGTTTTATTATTAATATAGGAGTTAATTTTGATATTATTGTTTTACCTAATTATAACAGTAATGATGTGTTAATTAAATGCATTAATGCTTTAAAAGATTATTTTGCTATAGATAAATGGCAAATAAATCAACCTATTGTTTTACGTGAACTTTATATTCTTTTAGATAAAATTGAAGGAGTACAAACAGTTAAATCAGTAGAAATTACTAATTTAGTAGGAGAAAATTTAGGATATTCTCCTTATATTTATGATATAAACCAAGCTACATCAAATAATGTAGTTTATCCTTCTTTAGACCCTATGATTTTTGAAGTTAAATACCCTGATTTAGATATTCAAGGTAGAATAGTATCCTTATAAAATGGCAGTATATAAATTATTTCCAATAGCAGACACAACCCTATATTCAGGATATCCTTCTATGAATACAGGTTTAGATGAAATTATAGAAACCTCAACTAATTTTAAAGCAGGTATTCTTCAATCAAATGGTTTATATCCTCAAACATCTAGATACTTAATTAAATTTAATTCAACAGATATTAATGATATTATTAATAATAAAATATCAGGATCTACTTGGCAATCTAATTTAAGAGTATTTATTGCTAATGCTGAAGGTTTAAGTAATACTTCATCTATTGCTATTAATGCTGTGGCTGAAGATTGGTCAATGGGTACAGGTCATTATTTAGATTCACCTGAAATAAATAATGGCGCATCTTGGGTGTGGAAAGATTATTCAGGTAGTATTAAATGGACAACTTCAAGTTTTACTACAGGTACTACAGGATCTTACAATATAACAAATAATCCTTCATCTTCAGGTGGGGGTGTTTGGTATACAGGTTCTCAAGCTTCTCAATCATTTAATTTTTACTCTGATTTAGATTTAAATACTAATGTAACATCTATTGTAACAAGATGGTATAGTGGATCTTTTAATAATTATGGATTTATTGTTAGACAAACTCAATCTCAAGAATTTGTAAATAATACAAATGTTCAAGTTACTTTAAAATATTTTTCAAGAGACACTCATACAATCTATCCTCCTCAATTAGAGTTTAAATGGAGTGATTTTACTTATTCAACAGGTAGTTTAACAGTTTTAAATACAACTCCTGCCATGGTCTCTCTAGATCAAAATCCAGGTATTTTTTATTCTAGTAGTGTTAATATTTTTAGAGTAAATGCTCGTCCTGAATATCCTACTAAAGTATGGCAAACATCATCTGTTTATACTCAAAATTATGCTTTACCTACTGCCTCATATTATGCAGTAAAAGATTTAGATACAGATGAATATGTTATTGATTTTGATAATGTTTATACTAAACTAAGTTGCGATTCTAATGGAAGTTATTTTACAATATATATGAATGGATTAGAGCCTGAGAGATATTATAAAATTTTAATTCAATCAACAATTAATAATAGTACAATTGTTTTTGATGAAAATTATATTTTTAAAGTAGTTAATGGATAATGGAAATAATTAGTTTAAATAAAACTGAATATAATAAAAATCAATACCAAAAGGTAATTGATACTTCATTTACTCAACTAATTCAACCCCAAGTTACATCTTCAATAGTTACCCCTACTATTTCTGTAGATGAGTTTTTTCAAAATTATCAACAAATATTCTTTCAAATACCTAAATTTGGAAATACAAACTCTCATGAGTACCTTGTGAAAACAAGCCAAGAATATATTGGATCAACAACTAATGATGATTTAATTCAAGCCTTAACAGATGAAATAACTCAATTAAGACAAGAAAATTTATCATTTCAACAACAAATAATATCAGGAAGCTTTTAATAAATGGCAGAAGTAATTAACATCATCCCAATAAATCCTACAACTTTTGAATATCAAGAATATTCAATAGAAGATACTTCCTTAATTAATTCTAATATAATAGATACTAAATTTAATCCTAATACAGATTATTTAGAGTATTTTATATATAATTTAAATAATGATTTACTATATGTTAATAATTTAAGTTTTAATAATTATAAATTAATAGATAATCAATTAGTATTAACTCCTGAAAATGATTTAATTTTAAATTCATTTACTGAGGGTCAATATAATACATTATATAATATATTATCTAATAAATTAGGTTCATCTTATTTAAATACTCTTTATATTCAAGAAATATCAAGTGATAGAACTGAACTTAGATTAAATACTACCTCAATCCCTAATAATGAATTAGTTCAAAAAACAAATGAATTTGTTTTACAACAAAACTCAGAAATTGGGTATTTAGATTTTTATATAAATTTTGGTAATAATAAATTAGTTATTGCTAATAACATTTTATTAGACAATTCTAATTCTTCTGATCCTACAGTTTTAATTAAATTATATGAACCTTTACCTTTAGAGTTTAATATAAAAACAGAATGTTGGGTATCAGAAAAAATAGCAGAATCAGTAGCTTATAATATTTCAATTTCCGAAACTTTTAATATTGATGATATTAATATTAAAATTAAAGGACCAAATTTAAATTTACAGGTTCAAGATAAAATTAATAACACAACTAATTATGCTAGTTATACTAATTTAAAAACAACAACCTCATCTCAAAATTCAGGTAGTTTTTATTACCAATTAAATAGTATTTTATCTAATAAAGGAATAACAGTAAATATTGATTACTCAGATTATTCACAATTTATCAATTTATCTTCTGCTCAAACTAGATTAGAAAATTTTTATTATAAATTATCTTTAATAGAAGGTTACCAAAAAAGCGCCAGTTTATCTTCAGGTACTTCAACTAACTATTATGTATCTTCTAGTAATATACTTTATCAAAATAAAATAAATGATATTATAACTAATTTTGATGGTTATGAATATCACCTATATTTTGAATCAAGTTCAACTTCTTGGCCAAAAACAAACACAAATCCTCCCTATATCAATACAGGAACAAATTCAGTTTTAGGTCAATCATTTTTAATTTCTCAATCTTTATCAGCTTCTATATATGATGATAATAACAATAATAATTTAATTAATGCTATTCCATCTTATATTTTAGAAGATTCTAACAATAATCAATATAGATTATTTATTGAAATGTTAGGACAAATGTTTGATAGTGTTTGGGTTTATATTAAAGATGTTACTAATAAATCTAATGCTGATAACCGTTTAGATTATGGTATATCTAAAGATTTAGTGGCTGAAGTTTTAACTGATTTAGGATTTAAATTATATCAAAATAATTTTTCATCTGATAATTTATATTCTTCTTATTTAGGATTCACTAATTCAGGAAGTTTATATAATATACCTTATACATCTGATTTACTTCCTGCTGCTACTGGTTGGGAATATATTAATTTATATGTTACTGCTTCTGCTACAGGTTCATTAGTTCCTACTGATGATATAAATAAAGAAGTTTATAAACGTATTTATCATAATTTACCTTATTTACTTAAAACAAAAGGCACTGTAGAAAGTTTAAGAACTTTATTAAATATTTTTGGCATTCCGGATACTATTTTAAGAATTAATGAATTCGGGGGTAAAGATAAAAATCCTAATACTTGGGATCAATGGCAAAATGAATATAATTATGCTTTTGCAAACTCTGGATCTGGAAAAATAACTATTCCTTTTACTGCTTCATCATCTCCATATGGAACAACCTTCCCTAAAGCTATAGAATTCAGGTTTAAAACATCTGGTTTACCCACTTCCTCAATTCCATACTCACAATCACTTTTTGTTAGTAGCTTAAGTGGAACCAATTGTTTTGGTGTATTTTTAGAATATACAGGTTCAGGATATAATACAGGTTCCTATAGTGGTTCAATTATAGATCCTAATTATCAATATGCTACTTTAAAATTTATTTCTGGTTCATTATCTTCAAGTGTATATTTACCTTTTTATGATGGAAATTGGTGGTCAGTATTAATTAATGTTAATTCTAGTTCTGCTACTACTTATACTTTATATGCTAAAAATAAAATTTATGATGGTGTTGACGGTAATACTTTAGGTTTCCAAGCATCTTCTAGCTTTACAGGAACTAATTTTTGGTCAACATCAGGACAATTATTTTTTGGAACTGGAAGTATTTTAAATGGTAAAACATATTCTGCTTTAAGTGGTTCTTATCAAGAAATAAGATATTATAATGTACCTTTAAGTGAAAGTGCATTTAATGCTTATGTGATGAATCCTTCATCTATTGAAGGAAATACTTTAAGCGGTTCTCAATCTTCTAAAAACAGTTTATTTTTCAGATTACCTTTAGGAGGAGAATTATACACAGGTTCAACTTCAGTTCATCCTGGTATAACTGGATCTTTTGTAACTCAATCATTTACTGGTATTTCTTCAACAGGTTCATTTAGTGGAAGTTATAATTTTGGAGCTAATACTGAAACTATATTTTATGATCAACCTGCTGTAGGTATTCAAAATATTGTTTCTAATAAATTAAAAATAATAAATACTTCTTTGCCTTATGGTGGAAGCACTGATCCTAATGTACCTTATAATAAAACATTATCTCCCTTCATTTCTATTCAACAAAATTATTATGCTAGTTCTTCTTACACTAATGATGTAGATTATGTTGAAGTAGCATTTTCACCTCAAAATGAAATTAATGAAGACATAATGTCTACTTTAGGTTATTTTAATATAGGAGATTATATAGGTGACCCAAGACAAATAAGTTCTAATGATGAATCTTACCCTGATTTAGATGTTTTAAGAACAAATTATTTTCAAAAATATTTTTCAAATTATGATTGGAATGATTATTTAAGATTAATTAAATTCTTTGATAATTCATTATTTAAAACATTACAAGACTTTATACCAGTTAAAACTTCTTTAGCATCAGGTACTGTTATAAAACAGAATTTATTAGAAAGAAATAAATATCCTGTACCACAAATAGAGTTTACTCAATCTGAATATACAGGATCTATTCCAATGTATACTATTACAGGATCAGATGGTGGTTCTTTCCCTAATTTATCTTCTAGTTTATATTCTCAAGTTACTCAAAGTTGGGTTGGTTCTTATTCTTCTTATAGTGGATCTATTTTTTATACTCAAGATGATTTATCTGAGTTTTTTGATGGTGAATTAAGTGGATCTAATCTAATTGTAGAAAATGGAGAATTAAATAATTGTAATATAGAAATCATCCCAGTATATACTACATCTTCTCTCTTTACAAATATTAATCCTAACTCTGGAGGAGATTATTTTAGAAGTTATGATTTAGATTATGATAAAACTTACTATTTTTCTTTTACTATAACTGAAATAAATGGAATAACTCCTGGAGTTTTACAACTTTGGAATGATGGAAATAGTAATAATGTTTTATATACTAGTCCTACAATTTCTGCTGGAGGTACTTTAACTGTAGATAAATTAGAATTAAGTAAAATACTTTCTCCTCTTACTTTTAAAGCTATAGGACCTTCAAGTACAGGATTTAGTATAACTAATTTTACAATTTTTGAAGCTTATATTGAGTCTGATTGTTTACCTTTATTAAATAATGCAATTGATAATAGATTAAATTCTTATTATATGGATGTTGATTATTCTAATAACTCAGTTATTCCTGTGAATCAACAATTATTATTAACAGGTAGTGCTTTTAAGTTCCCTATTCCAGATTCAAATTATACAGCGTATAGAAGTGTTAATCCAAGATATGATGGTAGTAAAACAACATCACCTGATTTTAATTTACCTATTTATAATAGACCATCTAATGCGTTTATAAACAATCAATATTCAATCACTACTCCATCAACTGAATCACAAATACCAAATGTATCAAGATATTCAAACTATTTTGTTTATTTTGATTGGATTGGAGGAGCTAATCCACAATATCCAGGAGGAGGAAATATACATTGTACTTATCTTATAGGAATAGATGGTGTCGCGATTCCTTTAACTACAGATAATGTAAATTTAAATATAATAGAAAATATATTTGTTAAAGGAAAAACAGCAAATATTTTACCTACTGTTTATTCAGCCGGTAGTTCCTCAGCTCAAGTAGAGATTGTAGAAGGTGGAGCATTATATGATACAATTTTTATTAACTCAGGTTCCACTACTGATTTCACAGCTGGTGGTTTTGTTGCTTATAATGAAAGTGGAAATGCTATAATTTATGGTGTTCCTACTTTATTAACACAAAGTAGTTCTCCTATTTTATATGATAGTGGTAGTGGTTGGTTAAAATACATGTTGACGGGTAGTGGAGTAGGAGGATCTTCTCAAATAAAATATTTACAACCTCTAGGGTCAAACTTTTATTTATATAATAAAAGAACAGGGCAATATGTTACTCCAAGTAGCTTAGTACCTTATGAAGATACTTATTTCCCTTTAAAATATAATGATATGATTAGATTTGGTGTTAACACTACTGGGCAAACAGGATCATTGGATTATAGTTATGAAAGTCTAGGAATATCAACTATAATATCTAGTTCTTTAGATACTTCTAGTTTTTCCACCACAAGTTCTTTATTTGTAGATAAAATTCCTACTCAATTTCCAAGTAATTATACTTTGCAAAATATAAGAGTATTACGTAGAATACCTAATGAATCCTTTGTATTAGTTAAATATAATCCTTCATATGGTGATCCTGGATTCTTAGTACCAACAGATTTCAATCCAAATTATGATGTTTACACTTTAGCAAAGAAAGCA